CCTCTTCAGGCACAACAGTGACCTCTTCCGTCGTCTCTTCGACGACAGGCTCATCTTCATTTTCCATAATTTACTCCTCGGAGTTGGTAGTCGGTGTTTCGGCTTTTCCCTTATCGCCGAATGGTTCGAAGGCAAGGCTCAAGCCATACCTTTGGGCGAGTTCTTTCTCGCGTTGAATACTTTCAAATACGTCTTCAATATCGGCCCCGTAGTTCGTGGCGATGTCTTGCATCGATATTAGTCCGTTTGAAAGAGCCGTGACTTGCGCGTTTATTTCCTTAACTGGATCGACCCAGCTAAACCCTCTTGGCCGGTATATAATTGAGTTATTAAATTTATCGAACCGGCTCATCGGCAACGGTAGCGTCCCTGCCGTCATTGCTGATGTAAGCCATGCCTGAAATATTGGCTCGACAAAGTGCGTAATTAAAAATTCTTGCAACGTTCGGTAATGGTCGCGCTCATCAAGCGCCCCCTGCCTAATGCTCGAATAATTAACAGACTCAAGGTCACTGGCTAAACTGGCATAGGAAACACCAAGGCTCGAAGCAATACCCCGCAGCACTGCTTTATGAAAGTCAGCAAAGGCAGTCGTCGGGTGCGTTGGATCAAACATTTGGATGTTTTCGCCAGCGGCTAATTTTGTCCAGCTTCCCGGCTCGGTATTAATGACCTCGTTATGCGTGTCTTCAAAGTCATCCCCAACAAAGCTGTCACCTTCTGGGCTTGTAACCACACCAACTTTACAAGCTGCAATTCTACTGGCCACAAGCTCGGCCTCTCTATACCCGTGCAGAATTTTTAACGCATTAATTGCCGAGGCCATCCCCGGTGCGCCTCGTGTTTGGTGCGGCCTGTCCGGTTGGAAAATATGCAACAACTCTTCAGCCGGTACCCGTGTGTGCTTTCGGCTGTAAGAGTTTGTAAATTCATGGTCGCCAGGATGTTCACGCAACAAGTGATATGCAACTGAACGACCGAACTCATCGATCTCAACACCCATGCGAACGCGATTGCCGTTGGAAGCCCTAATATTTAATTCCTCATCGAGCAAGTCAGCCTCAAGAAATTGGATCGCAAACCGCTCAATATTAGGTGCGCCAGGGACCAATCGGACCAACACTTCGCCATCACGGGCTAGGGTTTCGATGACTAGCCGCTGCGCGTCCACAAAGGACAAGCGGCCATCGACAGTACAGTTTCCCGTTTTGCTCCACTGGCTAAAGGCGTTTTCAACAATTCGGTTCCCCGGCGCGTCTAATGATCCATCGCTATTGCGTGCCTTTGCTTGGATATTTATTCCCTTAGGCCCAACAACGTTGGTTTTTATAAGCTGTAAATACCGCCGGACATATTCGTCGTTGCGTGCCAATTCACGACATCGATTACGTAAAGTCCGTAAGGCTGGTCGTAATTCACTGTCAGAACTTCGCGTCATGGTTGCAAAGTCAGCAAATAGACGTCCGGTATTCGCGCCAGCAAACGACCGCTTGCGAGCTTTCTTCTTAAAAAATCTATCGAATAAACCCATTAGAACCTCGCCAACATTTTTGCACCGGTTCCGATACCGTTCTTAGCACGCTCCCTACGGACCTCCCGCAAATATTCGGCCTTATAGCGCGAACGAAAATTCATTAATTCTTCGATAGGAATTTTAGTCAGACTGCGCCCGTTGATCGAGTAACTACTAACGTCAGCCGCAGCACGTCCTTCGAGGATGCTTTCAATTTTTTCCAACATTATTCGAGGGTGACTTCGAGGATCGGTCGTTGCTGCATCCCTATTAGCAAGCACCTCCCACGACCCTTGATCTATCGTTAGTCTTTGCGAGTCACTATTGCGGGTAATATAGGCCTGCCATTGATAGGTCCCGACCGTATAACTTGCTGTCGTCAAGGAGTTTACTTGAACTAGGTAATCGTCACCGCTCGCCGTCGCCGTAATCTCGATCTCAGTCGAGCCGGTGCCTTCAAGCCTTGCGCTATATTTAAGGGTATAGCTGTCGTTAGCATAATCAGTATGAAGGTCAGTCCGTTTAAAAATTAAACGATCACCCGCGACGATTTTCTCCGGCTCAGTCTCAGCCGCATTATCTGTGTCAAAAAGGTTTGCCATATTTCTTACCGCCAAGAATTAATAAAGGAATTTTGCGAGCGCCTTTTTATAGGCCTCGCTTTAGGCTCCTCGTTTTTCTCGGTCTCTGTAATGGGCTGGTTTTCAAATCGTTTTGCAACCCGATTAATGTTGGTGTTCATAAGAGCGAAAGCAGCAAGCGCATAAACTCGAACATCAAGTGCCTCATTTCGTGTGCGTGTTTTTATCCACGCCCGTTTAGTTCGTCCCTGTACGTATTTTGTGACGATTTTTTCCGCTGTTAATTGGCGAAAATATTCGTCCTCTCGATCATCGGGGAAGTGCATATAACCCGCTCCCGGCTCTGTAATTTTTAGCCGTGAATAAACTAGCTCCTTGGTGGTATCGACACCGACCGGAAAGAGCATAATTTTGCCGATATTATTTTTGCTTGGTCGTCCAATAATGGCGCGACCTTCTCCGGCCATGCCTTTAATGGCGAAAATCTTTTTGCCTTCGCGTGACCGCACATAGTTATAAACGGCTTGCGTAAAGTGACCGCCACTATCAATACACGTCGAGCGAATAGGTAAATCGACGCCGGTCGGATGCGTAAAAGTCTGGCTTAAAAAGTCGTCTAACTCTTCCCAAATTTGTGGGGCAGATGGATCACCATAAATAGTCCGATAATCTAAACTCCACGTTTCTTCGTCCCGACCGTGACCCACGGCCTCGCATGTTAAAAACCCGTCATTAACATCGATACCGCATGTAATTAAGACAACTTGTTCGGGTAATAACTCGCCCCAATCCTCACGCCGGTCAGCAACAAAACTATCGTCAATCTGTTCTCCGGCATCTTCGAAGACTTCGCCAAGGTATGTATTGACCCAAACCCGCAAAGTTTCGGGCAATTTCTTGGCTTGTAAAAAGTCGGTGGCCGCTTCCGCTAAAGACGTCCAAGGGCTGTATAACCCAGATAAATGAAAGCCAGCGATAGCGTTATCAGGTGCAGTAGCAATCCATTCTCCGGCTTTAATGTTTCGTTGTCTTGTCACGTCGTCCCAAGCAGAACCACAACTCGGACAGACATAGACGGCTTCTTCTGGCCGGTCTTTCGGCCATTGGACGTTAGCCCATTTTAAGTAATCTTTCTCGCCGCAGTCTGAGCACGGGACAAAGTATCGACGTTGATCTGATGCTTCGTAGGCCGCTTCAATCCGCGAACTTCCCGCAATTGTGGGTGTGCTTGTAAGGACGAGCTTTCGGTTGTGGAACGTTGCCGACCGACGCTTTGCCAAATCCACCGGATCGCCCTCAGTAGCAGCACTGCTGGGATAACGATCAATTTCATCAGCGAGACAAATTCTAATCGGCCTCGACGCCAAGCTCGATGGTGAGTTCGACCCCGCGATTGTAATATGCCCACCCGGAAAGCCTTTGTGTAATGTTGTGTTATTCGCGTCTCTTGATCTTGCATCTCTTACCTTATTTACGAGCGACGGGCAGTCTCGGATCATTGGCGCGAGCCTATCTTTGCTGAAGGCTTGCCCCATTGTTAGCGTTGGTTGCAGCACCAATATTGGAGACGGGTCGTGGCAAATATAAAACCCGATGGCATTTAAAAGGACCTCGGTTTTGCCTACCTGCGCTCCCGACATAAACACAACTGAGTGAATGGCTGGATCAGATATGGCGTCCATAACGCCCCGTTGATATTCAGCCCTGGCGGTTTGCCATATTCCAGGTTCACTACTTGCCTCAGGACTTAGCCGTCGCTCTTGATCGGCCCACGCGCTTATTGTCAGTTTTGGCGGTGGCGTCAGCTTCTTGAGGCTGTTTTCCACTATCTGTTCCAAACTTGCCGCCGCTTCTGGGGTTGTTTGGTATTCCTCCCGCAAGCTCGCCGAGGGCAGTATGGATGCCATCTTCAATTATCTCCTTAACTATGGCTTGATCTATTTCGACCGAGGCTAACGGAGCGACCTTGTTGGGAACCGCAAGCAGCCTTGTTTTGACCGCTGATAAAATTGCGTCCCATTGCTTGCCAACATCTTCCACCAGAACAACGTCAGCGCGAGCCTTTGCAAGATCGATCTCGGCCATTTCTGCCTCCGCTGCGAGCTTGCGCTGACGCGCTTCATCGAGAGAGACAACCGCTTCGCCTAATTTCCGTTCCCGTAAAAACTTGATATAGCCTTGAACAACCGGGAATAACTCGTAACGCCCTCGGTCGGTTTTTGGGATAATCCCTTCATTTACAAGC